AGGTGTAGTGGCATGGATGCCGTTGCCCGAGCCGTATTCTATCGAATCCGATGGAATTGGAGGTGGCGAGTGAACGGACAAACAATAAACAATATCTTTAAAATTACAGAAAGTTATCAGTTACCAGAAAAGGTTTTGGCTGTCTTGCTTGATGATCCGTCCAAAATGTTTGAAGAATTTCTTTCTCTGGGGGAATCATTAGACCATGATTGGTTTACTGAATATTTCGAAGAAGAGCACGCAAATAAAACCAAAATGGCGCAAGACTTCACTCCGAAAGAGGTGTGCGATTTGCTTGCTCATGTTATCGGAAAAGCTGAATCAATAGCAGATGTGTGTGCAGGAACTGGCGGGCTAACGATAGGAATCTGGCGGAAAAATCCAGATGCAAAATTTGTGTGTTATGAATATAGCAGCAGGGCTATTCCTTTATTGTTGTTCAACCTGGCGATAAGAAACATTGAAGCGTGGGTTTGCCGATGCGATTTGCTTACTGGTGAGGAATTTGAATATTACAAGGTGACAAAGGGCAATCGGTTTGCAACTGTTTGCAGATGTTCGGAAATAGGAGAGCTTGAAGTGGATGCGGTCGTCAGCAATCCGCCGTATTCGATGAAGTACAACCCTAAAATAGACAACAGATTCCCAGAGTATGCCGGAAAGCTCCCGACAATTGCGGATTATATTTTCGTTCTGTTTGCTTTGTCCATATCAAAGCATGATGGGCGCGCTGCCTTTATCCTTCCGCACGGTGTTTTGTTCCGTGGAAACAAAGAAGGTGCTATTCGCAAATCTCTACTTGAAAACGGAACAATTCGGAGTGTTATCGGGCTCCCAGATAAATTATTTATTGCGACTGATATACCAGTGTGCATTCTTGATCTGAGGAAAAACAGAGAAAACAGAGATGTTTTGTTTATTGATGCGAAAGGAGAATTCGAAAAAGCGAGAAGTAAAAACCGCTTGAAAGAGTCTCACATTGCAAAAATATGTAATGCGTTTGATGACAGGACAGAAATAGAAAGATTTGCACATTTGGCGGATAGTTCTGAAATTGCGGAACATGGATTCAACTTAAATATACCGAGATACGTTGATACCTTTGTGCCAGAAGTCTTGCCGGATCTTGTTGAAACTCTGGCAGAATTAGGACGATTAGAGGTGGAGGCGAATAAAACAAAGATAGAGTTATTACAAATGTCCTCGCAGTTATATGGTACAACTCAGCAAGCTGATTCGGAATATAAAAAAGCTTTAAAGACATACGAAAGAACTGTGGCAGATATAGAAGAAACATACAAGCAGGAGGTCTTGAAATATGTTACTTGAAACAAAAAGGTACAGGTTGACCGATGTTGCAAATGTTGAAAGGGCAAGAAGCGGTGTTTTGTATCCGAAATGGACAATTTATATACAAGTCTCGGCTACTCACGGGCAAGTGCATCAGCTTCACAAGGCGGGTGCAGTCGAAACAAAATATGCGATTATTAATCCCAAGATAGACGTATATATGCCGTATTTCAAAATAGCATTTGAAAGATGCGTTCCGGAATTTTTAGCGAGGTATCAAAGCACCATCAACATTCAAATGGGCGACTTCAGGTTTTTCGAAATTGATCTGCACTCAGACCTAAAAACGCAAATAGAAATCGTCTCGCTGCTGGGGAAGTGTAATGAAGCGGAAAACGTAGAAAAAGATATTGTTGAGCAGTTGAAAACATTAAAGAAAATAGCACTATCTAAAATGATGTGCTAGCAAGTAATTGGCAGAAAGTTAGGAGGGATTAAGAATAATGAGTGACAACGTATTGCACCCAGCGCACTACGCTGGAGAGATAGAGACCATAGACTTTATCAGAGACAAGTTAACAGCGGATGGCTTCCGGGCGTACTGTATCGGGAACGTCCTGAAGTACATCAGTCGATACGACAAGAAGGGCGCACCGCTTGAGGACTTACAGAAGGCGCAGGTGTATCTTGGCTGGGCGGTGGAGACGTTCGGATCTAACACGAAAGCGGAGCCGGAGTCCGAGCCACAAGCAGAGCCACCAGCTGAAGTCAAGAAGCCGGAACGGAAGAAGCCGAGGACGAAGGCAACGAAGAAACCAGGGAACAGGAAAGAGTTAGACATGGGGAAGATCACGGCACTGCGTGACGCTGGGTGGTCTATCCCGAAGATAGCAGACGAGATGGGAGTATCAGCTCCGACAATCCGCAAACACTTAACGGCGATGGACTACCCTGACCCGAACAAGGACGGGAGCATCACCGGGCCAAAGGAGGAGGTAACAACTAATGCTTAACATCAGAGAATACATGAAACTGGAAGAGCCCGACATCATCACGGCTCCATCGTTCGTTCGAGCAGACCCTGACAAGCGGAGCGCACTCGACAGACGTGAAGGACTCGACCGCGTCTACGGAGAACTGCAGGCCATCGTCAACTCATCAGACATCGCCAACACTTCAAAGGCGTGGCACGAAGCCTATCAGAATCTGACCAACGCTTTCATCATCTGTGCGCAGTGCGAGGAGGCTATCATCGAATGAAGCGCGCTGGCAAACGGAAGACAGACAACAGACAGAAGTTCGTCCTGTCCGAGAAGCAACTCCTGAAGGAGAAGGACGAGGCAGTGAGGGAGGGCATGACCAAGACCGCCATGCTTTACCTCGTGGCACTCGCCGAGATGGGATGGGACGAAGACCAGATAACAGACCTGTTTGAAACGACGAGTCGATATGCAGCCTATGTGGATGAGAAGATAGTATCTATCCGCCAGATACAGGACATCATCGAACGCAAGACAGGTATCACGATCAAAGGGAAATGGTAATGACGGTTAAGGAATATTTAAATCAATATCTGATTCTTAACAAACGAATACAATTACTCGACCAACAAATCGAAGAGGTAGAAGCAGAGATGGAGAGAGTGACTGCCGAGTTGGACGGCATGCCACACGGCACCGGGCTATCCGACAAGGTGGGAGAACTGGCGACAACACTGGCAGACCTCAAGTGGGACTTGACTGACATGCGAGCCGAAGCCTGGAAAACTAAAGCTCGTATCATGCACACGATCCTATCAGTAGACAACGAAGACTACCAGCAGATACTTATGCTCCGTTACGTGGAGGACATGCATTGGCAACAGATCGCAGACGAGATGTACTACACCCGACGCTGGGTGACCACACTTCACGGCAGAGCACTCGAGTATCTTCGCAACAAGACCGGCATGGACTAACCGTTCCTTTTAGTTCCCACTCTTTCGTGTTACCATGTAATCGTAGAAGATAGGAATTGAGGATACCTCCTATTCTACACGAAGTTCATAACGAACTTACCTCCAATGAATCCGATGAGCCTCCGGACATCCGCCGGGGGCAACGTCGTGCCTCGATAGTTTTTTACTCTTTTCATTATGTTATACCTTTCTCCTTTTGAGACCCCGAGCTTAACCACCCGGGGTCTTTTAAGTGGGACGGGTAGAAAGGACCCCCGTGAAAAGTACCCCCCGTAAGACTAACCCCCGGTACTCTAACGGCAACCTGCGACGCAAGCATCGTGCTCGCTTCAAAGCAATGCAGGCACGCTGTGGTATCTGCGGTGGTGAGATACATTACGACGAACCATCCGATCCGCAGCATCCGCTGTCCTTCGTTATTGACGAGATCATTCCGGTCAGTAAGTGGAAGCAGTTCGGTTACTCATCCCCTGCAGCCTGTGCTCAAGATTGGAACAACTTGCAAGCTTGTCATTACATCTGCAACGCCGCGAAGGGCGCAAAAATAAACTATAAGGTTGCGAAGACCGGAATGGATCCAGCGATGACCGACGGCGAATGGTAACGGAGTGGGGAGGAGACCCCCAGCCCACCCCCCCAGCGACTACCACCCGCTGTCCAGCGCCGATTTACACGAGAGGGATTTTTGAGATGATAGATAGATTGAAAAAACTGAAAGATTTGGAGTTCCTGCTGATGCTGAATATAGAGCAGGCGGACGAGAAAACACTCCCGTCGCTGGCAAAGCAGTACAGGGAGACCATCAAAGAGATAGAAGAGATAGAGGGAGGACTGGATGACGGTGACCAGATTGCGGAGCTTCTCGCAGGAAGAGAGGCTGATGGGAAGCCAGGAGCCGTCCGTTAGAGTCGCGCCGAGTTATGAGATGACCGACGGAGATGATGCGTCGAAGGTACTGAAGGTTGGCGGACTGAAGCTGGACCCGTGGCAGTTGGAAGGACTCCGGGACTGGATGGCGCTGGATAGTACGGGCTCGTGGGTGAGTAAGACCTGCGGATTGTCCGTACCGAGACAGAACGGGAAGTCAGCGCTGGTGAGCGGACGCACGTCGGCAGGTATGGTGCTGTATAAGGAGCAGGTGATATATACGGCGCATCTGCAGAAGACGGCGACGGAGACCTTCGAGGAGATGCGAGCGTTCTTTGAGCATCCAAAGATGATGCCGTATGTTAAGGAAATCAAGACGGCGATAGGCAGAGAGCAGATCATACTGAAGAATGGTGCTAGAGTGAAGTTCCTTGCAAGGACGAGGAACGGAGGCAGAGGCCAGCACGGAGATCTGCTGATATTTGACGAGGCGCAGGAACTTGATACGGATCAGCAGGCGAGTTTTCTGCCGGCAATATCAGCCAGCAGCAACCCGCAGACGATCTACTTGGGGACTCCGCCTGATCCAAACGCAGACGGGACGGTGTTCACGAATCTGCGGAAGAATGCAACCAGCGGAACGACGACATCGACGGCGTGGTATGAGTTCTCGGTCAGCGAGATCGGAGATGTGACGGACAGAAAACGGTGGGCAGCGACCAACCCGGCGTTGGGCAGAAGGATGAGGTTGAGCACAATAGCGGGCGAGTGCGAGCAGATGGCTCCAGACACTTTCGCACGCGAGCGACTTGGGTGGTGGACACCTGAGATAAAGAAGACGGTTGAGTACGCCATTCCGACAGACGTGTGGGACGCATGTGTGTCAGACGATACGAAGCCGGAAGGACGAACAGCCTATGGTGTGAAGTTCAGCGCAGACGGTAGCATGGTCACGTTGTGCGGAGCAGTCATACCGGCAGACGGGCCTGCGAGGATATCGGTCATTGACCGGAAGCCGACGGGGTTCGGACTGCAATGGCTCGCGGACTGGCTCAATCAGAGATACCAGCGTGCATCCTGCGTCGTGATAGACGGCAAGAACGGGGTGGACGTGCTGATAGATAAGATAGCACCGATGTGGAGGCAGAAGGACTCTATCATTCGGGCTACATACAAAACAGTGATAGCAAGCACAGGAATGCTGACCGATGCTCTGAACGAGCAGGAGGTCACATGGTTCCGGAAGCAGACAATGTTGAGGGATAGCGCGGTCACGTCAATCAAGAGACCGATAGCAGGTGGTTGGGGATTCGGTGGAGACGACCCCGACCCGATAACTGCAGCGTCGCTGGCGCTGTGGGGCGCGAAGACCTCGAAACGTGACCCTAACAAGAGGATGAGGATAGGATGACGAACATATTGATTGACCCTGGACGGGTCGCAGGGCTCCCGATCGTGGAGCAGGTAAAACTTCAGAAGTTGGTTGACGTGTATACCAACTATCAGATGAAGAACGCACAGAAGGAACGCTACTACGAGGGCAAGGTAACTCTCGGCGAGGTGAATCTCGGAATTGCGCTTCCGCATAATATGAGAGGGCTCGAGATAGGATGCTCTTGGGGCGCAAAGACAGTCGACGTACTGGCGGCAAGGTCGATGTTTGATGGATTTGTCGGGACAAACGGCGAAGCAGTCGACGTACTCGATCAGATCGTGCGAGACAACAATCTGATAGCCGAGTATCCGAAGGCAACAAGGGACGAGCTAAAGACGGGCGCATCATTTGCGACGTTATCGGCAGACCCTGTTATTGGCTGCAGGATAAGGTTCCACAGCGAGCGGACTGCCGCCGCCGTATGGGACGGAGTCAAGGGCAGGATAGCCTATGGCTTCGCGATCGTCGGCACAGCACCATCGCAGAACAACGACATGTTATGGGAGCCGACGCTTATCAACCTGTACACGGACGAAGCAGTATGGGTGCTGGCACGTAACGGACAGTCATGGTCTGCTTCGGAGTACAAGCACAAGATGGGCAGACCTCTGATGGAGCCACTGGCATACAATCCGACCAGCACGAAGCCGTTCGGGCAGTCTCGTATCAAGGAACCGATTAGAAGACTGATACAGGGTTATGTCCGTACAGTAGCCAACGCGACTATAGGTTTGGAGTTCGCAACCAGTCCGCAGAAGTTTCTGCTGGGCGTTACGGACGAGCAGTATGAGGCTGTGGTCAGTCAGAAGTTTAAGCAGTACATCGGTTCGATATTAACATCAACGACCAACCCGGAGACTGGCGAGAAGCCGACCTTCGGGCAGTTACAGCAGGGCACTATCGCACCACACGTCAGTATGCTTCGTATGCTGGCGACACAGTTCAGCGCGGCAACGGGGCTGACTGTTACGGATACGGGCGTCGTCAACGACGCGAACCCGACTTCGAGCGATGCCATACTGGCACAATCACAGACACTGGTCGGCATGGCTGAACAGCTCAACGAGGGCAACGGGAACGCACTCCGCAATGTGGGCATGATGGCACTCGCCATTGTAGGCAATAAGGCTCTGAACGAGTTGGATGATGATGAGCGCAATATCATTGCGCACTTCAAGAACCCGGCCATGCCGTCTGTGGCAGTAACGGCAGATGCCGCCATCAAGATCGCGAGTGCTCGTGAAGGCTTCGCATCAACGGACACGTTCCTTGAGATGATAGGCTTCGACCAAGCTGACATCCGCAGGATTAAGGCACAGGAGCAGAGAGCGAGGGGACTGGCGCTGATAGATGAGTTGGCGCTGGATACTGAATGATAGGTGAAGCCATGACGATAACGCACAACGCATGGAACAAGTACATAACGAGACTCCGTAAGATAGACGAGCGAGCAGTTGAAGACTGTCAGAAGTTCGTACGGGCATGGCGAGAACGTGGCGTTGATAATCCGCAGGAAATCATAGACTACTGCTACTCGTTGGTCACCAAGTACGGCGAGGCAGGGTCTGCGCTGGCTTGTGAGTGGTACGACGCCATAGCGGAGTTGAGCGGTAAGTCGCTTCCACCGGCAGTCCCAGCACAAACAGCCACCTACCAAGAGACGGCAATAGCGGTCAATGGTGCTCGGTTGTTCTCGGAGAAGCCTGAAGTAACGGCAGGCGTAGTACAGAGACTCATCAAGCAGGCAAGTGCGGACACGATGGCACAGAACGCCAAGCGAGATGGCTTGCGGACGGCATGGATCCCACACGGAGACACCTGCGCATTCTGCATCATGCTTGCATCAAGAGGCTGGGAGTACGGCGGCAACATGGCGGACAATGGACACGTCGCACACATCCACAACAACTGCGACTGTACCATCGGTGTTAAGTTTGCCAGCGATACGGATTACGAGGGATACGATCCGGATAGGTACTACGACATGTACCGAGATGCTGACGGCTACTCAACCAACGAGAAGCTGAACAGTATGCGCCGTTCGTTCTATGCCAAAAACAAAGACCGCATAAATGCTCAAAAGCGCGAAGCCTATGCCAAGCGCAAAGAGCTGAACAGCTCCTCTGCAGAAGAGGACAACGTAACAAATTAATAAGTTCAATCAGCACCTTCGGGTGCTTTTTTTATGGGAACACGTCCCTAAAACGTGGTATCAACCAAGCCAAAGGAGGACATTATGGCAAATACTGATAACGGTGTTCAGACACCAGCTCAGGACGTTAACACTACTCAGAACGCACCACAGGTACCCGAGAAGACGTTCACGCAGGCAGACGTCGACAGGATCGTCGCTGGCAGAGTTGCAAAATACTCTGACTATGCCGAACTCAAGGAAAAGGCAACCAAGTATGACGAAGTCGTAGAAGCCAATAAGAGCGAACTCGAGAAAGCCCAGGAACGCGCCAACAAGCTGCAGTCAGAAGTCGACAAACTGCAGTCAGACGCAGTGCGGTATGAGGTATCACAGGCGACTGGTGTGCCTGCCAATCTTTTGACAGGTGCAACAAAAGAAGACTGCGAGACGCAGGCTAAAGCGATCCTCGAGTTCTCCAAACCAGCGTCTTATCCTGTCGTCCCAGACGGCGGTGAACCAAAAGTAACCACAGGCAAGTCAACTCGCGAGCAGTTCGCGGAATGGCTTGAAACACAAACCAAATAGGAGGAAATATCATGGCAATTACAGGCACTGGAGTACCTACTAACAGAAGCAACATCCAGCTCCCACCTGACATCTCAAGCGAGATCATCGCAAAGACGCAGGAAGCATCCGCAGTAATGCAGATGGCAAGACAGATCGAGCTGCCGGGCAGAGGCGTTGAGATCCCAGTTATCGTATCAGACCCAGAAGCATCTTGGGTTGGCGAGACAGAAGAGAAGCCAGTTAGCAACCCTACGCTGGACAAGAAAATCATGACTGCTTACAAACTGGCAGTTATCGTTCCGTTCTCTAACGAGTTCAGAAGAGACGCAGCTGCACTCTATGACGAGCTGGTTAGAAGACTCCCTGCTGCACTCGGTATGAAGTTCGACCAGACTGTAGCAGGCGCAGTAGCTGCACCGGGTTCAAACTTCGACACATTCGCAGCAGCAACTGCACAGGCACTCGGAACTGACCCTTACGCTGCACTCGTAGCTGCTTACACTGACGTTGCTGCACACGGCGGCGACATCAACGGCTGGGTACTGTCAGCACAGGGCAAGGGCGCTCTGCTTTCCGCAGTAGACGGAAACAAGAGACCGCTCTTCATCAACAATGCAGCAGAAGGTGCTGTACCGACTATCCTCGGTGCAAGAACAGTTCAGAGCGCTGGCGTATATAAGGCTGGCTCACCTGCAGTTCTTGGTATCGCAGGCGACTGGACTAAAGCACTGTACGGAACAGTAGAAGGCGTTGAGATCGGATACTCCGAAGACGCTACACTCGTAAATGGCGACAATACAATCAACCTGTTCCAGCAGAACATGTTCGCAGTAAGAGCAGAGATCGAGATCGGATTCCGCGCCGATGTAACCTGCTTCAATAAGATCACTGCATAGTCGTGGTCAAATTCATTAACGGCGAATTCGGCAATGAGATGTGGGTAGCGGACGATCGCGTTGAGGAGTACAAGGCGGTAGGTCACAAGCCTGCCGCTTCCGATACCGAGAAGCCTGCAGAAGAGAAACCGAAAGCCAAAAAGAAAACAACAAAG